GGCCCGAGCAGAGTCGCCCACGGTAACGCCAGACAAAGCAAGAGGGCTGGTCATTCTGCCTTCCATATAGACGGCAGTCATGTCAGCCCCAAGGAGTTGGTCGTAACGTGGATTGTTTTTCTGCTTCAACGTGGCGTAGAAAGTAACGCCCGTTGCCACTGGTACGTAATTACCAGTTTCATTGTCAAGCGCATAGCCCGAAGCCACACTAAACACCAAAGTGGCATTTGCAAGTGGCTCCAGGAAATTGCTCACACGACAAACCCAACAGAAGAAAGAGGAAGATTGTTGGTCATTCGTTTAAACTCCTGACCGTATTGAGTGGCATCAAGCCCCTCGCCATATACTTTGCCGTCAGTGGCACCAATTTGAATGCCCATTTGAGCAAGTTGAATGGCAATGATATGGGCGGCAAGGAACTTTACTGCCCTATCATTTTGATCCCCAAACACATCGCTAGAAGCATCGTAAGCAGCTTCTGAAATGGCGCCATTGACAATTCCAGATGGATGTGGACTGAACTCAGGAAAGCGCTCAAGAAAGCTTGCGTAGGTGACTGCCATAATCAGGCTTTCCCAATGCGAATAGCTTCAACGCGCTTTGCAATGGCATTCCTCACGCGGACGCGCCCTTCGATTTTCTTCCAATCACCCAGACGATCTGGATCATGGATGAGTTCAATGGCACGAATGGCTTGCGTGAGGGGAAGTTCGCTAAGGCTTTGAACATTTTCAGGCAGGTCTTCTACCATCACTTGTTCTTTCATCTCTTCAATGGCGCCAATAGCAAGAAGCTTTTTGACAGTACCATTTTCCTTCGCTTCCTTCCATTTCTCATCAGGAATTTCCTGGTTAAGACCGGGCGTCAGTTGAATGAGCCCGCTCTTGGTAATAATGCCAAACCCTGCATCACGAGGGGGATTTTCAAGTTCGGGACGATAAGCAATCAGCATTGTTCAAGAGAAACAATTGCTAATAGCTTAACGCCCCCCTTCTTGATTAACTATCCTCAGGCAGAAGCCTGCACGTAGATCATGCTCTTGGGATAGTACAGAGCAACGCCACCCACGCGGGCATGAGCAGGAACGATGAATTCCAGACCACGCTGTTGGGGCGGGAACAGCTCAAGAGGCTGAGGGATATGCAGTTGCACCTTCTCAGGATCGCGCTTGTACACAACCATACGGTCAGTGTTCAGCACGCTGTTGTCAGCTTCCAACTGGTTGATGGGCTCAACGTTACGGATGTAGGGGTTGGTACGCAGGAAGTATTCCAGCACGGTCACGTCCGAAGAATCGGAATTGCGAGTGGTGCTGATCTTGTTGTAATCCGCGTAGGACAGCAGAATGGTGTCGGGCTGTTCCTTCATCTTGGAGCCGTTGATGATGGCAGTCACGCCATAGTTCAGCAGCTCAAGCATTTCTTGGGCAGTGGTGCCAGCAGTGGTAAACCACTTGTCGGCGGCAACCACATCCACAGTGGAGTTGTTGAAGAAACCAGCGAGACCCACAGAGCTTTCGCCGAAGAAAGCAAGGCTTTCCACTTTCTCTTCATAGGCACGGCGCACAGCAGCAGCACGACGCTGCTCCAGAGCGATGTTTGCCATTTGAGCAGCACGCAGTTCCTGCACGGTGTAGCCAAAGCTGCCACCGAAGGAAGGGATGTTGATGCTCTTCTCCACTTGGCTAATGTCAGCACGGGGCAGATCATCAGCAGCGTCCGCAATCAGACGGAACTCACCAGTGGAGTCCATGATGCGATAGGTGAAGGTCTGGGCGCCAGGACCAGCTTCAGCAGTGACGGGCAGCACAGTGGGATACTTAATATCCGCATACTGCACTTCAAAAACTTGGGGGCGAATGTACTCAAGCTGACGCTCAAGGAACAGGCCCGCATCATCCATACGGAATTCAGACATTGTTAAGAGCCTCCTATCAAGAATCAGCAGAGAGGGTGAAGCTCGGACCATTCAGCTCCAGAACAGCGAGACCGCTGCCAGTGGTGGAGGTGAGGAAACGAGCGTTAGCGAGGCGCACAGTGCGGCCCGATGCGAAAGCATGGGAGAACTGACCAGCCTTGCCAGTGCCACTAGCGGAATACAGCACACGCACGGGCGATGCGGGAGTAACAGCGCCGGTAACGTAGACGGCCACTGCACCTTCGTTAGCCACGTTCATGGCTTGCTGATTCTTCACGCCAGGACGGCTGTTGCTGTCGAGGGCGGTTTCATCAACATAGGTGAGGACGTTAACGCCCAGCACAGTGTCAGAAGCGCCAGAAATGGTGGTAGCAGAGTTGGCAACAGTACCAGCAGTGTTGTACACAGCCAGATTGCCGAAAGGAACAACAGCGCCAGTCTGGTTGACGTAGGTGCCGATGGTGTTGTCGCGAATGTCAGACAGTTGACCTTCCAGCAGTGCGTCGTGCTGCAGGGCATAAGCCTGTTGCACGCCACCAGCGGAGGCGGTGCCCGAAGCAGAGAAAGTTACGGCCATAATTACTTAGCCTCCTTAGAGATGGAAAGGGGCTTCTTCCAAGCATTCTGCAGCATGTCCATGTAGGACGAAGGTGCAGAAACGGGAGAAGCAATGGAAGCTACGGCTTTGCGCAGCTCATCAGTGGTAGCAGAATCTTTGCGACCCTCAGCGAGAGTATCAAACATTGCTTGCACGTAGTCGTCGCTCTTCTCGGAAAGATCAAGCTCGTCACCACGCACTGCCTTGATGGAATCAACCATCACTTCACGGGCAGTTTTGCCAGCGAAAGCATAAGCAGCATCAAGAACAGGCTTAGCCTTCTCGATGAGAGCCACACGCTCTTCCACCATGGAATCAAGGTTGATC